AGGTGCCGGTGTTTCAGCATCGGTTGGTGGGGGTAATGGTGGTAATTCAGCCTGCTCTACTATGTATTTGTTGATTTGGCGATATCTTTCAATCTCACTTAAAATCTTTTTATCTAAACTCATTTTGTTAACCATTTAAAAGTTGTTTTATACCTCTTGATGTTTCCACTCTTACCCTTCTATTAACGGTAAGTTGGTGTCCGGCTCTTTCAATTAAACCATCTCTTTCTCTTATGGTATAACAATCTCCTGTGTCTAAATCACAAACTTGTTTTGTTCCATCACCGTTGTCCTCCTCAGAATATCTAACCGATTTTCCAAGGTAATTGTCTAGTGCTGATTTAATATTCATAAAAATCTTTTTATATAAATATACTGAAAAGGTATAAATTAAAAGTTGATTGTTCCTGGTAGTGTGGTTACGTCAGCTCTTGGGTTGTTAGGTTCATCTGCATACACTTCAGCTTTGACAACCAATTTGTTTCCGACTTTGGTTAATGAAGAATCTAAACTCAACACCGATAATATTTCAGATTTAGTAATTGAGAAAGTTTTCCTGTTAGTTGACACGTATCCATTCAAGTTTTTTACTCCACTACTAACAATGACTTCCTTGGTTGTTAAATCAGAGTTAATTTGGGTTTCATAAATCTGATAATTCAAATTAAAGTTATTTTTGAAAACCCATGTTGGGGTTTGTGGATTGATGTCTGCCGACAACGTTTGAAGACCAACAGTAGGTATGGATACAGAAGTTGTTAAAATCGTTTTCTCACCAGTCGCACCTATTTGATTATTCAGTTGAGCAGCTTGGCTAGTTGGTGATTGTTGTGTTACAGGTATGGATGGTTGTCCGTTATTAACTTGTGGTGCAGGTACTCCGGAATTTGTTTGTGCCGGATTGTATGCGAATTGAGAAACTGATGTAGATTCCCCCCAATCTGTTACAACTTTTATATTTGTTTTGACTACGGTTTGTGGTATTGTTATCGGTTTTGCAACTGTAACAGTCAAAAGAGTGTATAACGAATTAACTGTAAATGCGGTTATCGAACTATTATTAATAACAACTTCTTTGACATTATAAAAATTCTTACCAATAATTTTTACAATAGTACCCTCAACACCAGATGATGGAGTGAAAGAAGTGATTGTTGGTGGTTGACAAGTTATTGTTGTAGTTCCACTTGAGCCCGCCGACGCTGTTGTACTACTTGTTCCACTTGAGCCAGCAGCACCTGATGAACTACTCGTTCCACTCGAGCCTGCGGCACCTGAAGAACCGCTAGAACCCGAAGTACTTCCTGCATCCAAATCTTTCAACCCAACTTTTTCTGCAGATATTTTTGCTTGTACAAATGAATTGTTAACTTCAATGAACTCGTTGATATTTTCGTCGTAATACGATTCAGATACTGTAGAAACAGGCCAGTTACAAACATAATATTTAGGAAGTGATAGTGTTTTAATTCTAGTAATATTATTTTCTAATCTACTTTTCATAAAATCAACGAAGTCCTCGATTCTAGTAAAAGTAGCAACAGGAAGTGGGTTTGACTTAGTAGTCAAAACTTTACCAACATTCATACAACAATAACTTCTATCAAAAAAGTTCCTAGCCTCCCCATAATTGTTATCCAAGGTTATAGTTGCAAAGTTGTTGTTAAAGGAAACGAATGTTCCATCATTACCACTATTATTTCTGACAAATGTTCTTACATAACTTATTGTGTAAATAATGAATTGTAAGATTTCATTATTAGGTACTCTATTTTTTATTATATCTGCGAGTTGTTGTGGATTAATTTCAGTTTTGGTACCTTCATTAGGTGCCCATCCAAGTGTTTTATAGTCCTCGAACACTTTGCTCTCACAAGTATTTTGAGCCGCCAAAGTATTTTTAGCTGTTTGAACTACATCAGCAGCCTTATTATTATTTGTGGTTGGCGTTGCGGTTGTGTTTTCAGGTCTACTCAAAACAAGTTGTTCTACTTTTGTTAATAGATTCTTGTTTACACTTTGTATAAATGAATCTATTGATGGTAAATCAAACATACCTTGTCTTATCCCTTTGAATGTCGTTTCAAAATTACCCGGTTGAATACTATGTGAAACCTCTGTAATCATATAAGGCCCGTTAAACATCGGAACGTGTCTTAGGTTAAAATACATCGTTGGTTGAATCATTGCATTACCAAGAGATTGGATGGTGCATTCGTAACTCCTTTGTTTGTACAAATTATATAATGAAACGTTTTGAGTTGCCGTATTTCTTCCAGCTGATTGGTCAATCATATTCAATTGAGTATTGATTGACTCTGACGTTGCTTTTCCGTTTTCTTGGGAAACTTGAAACGAATAGAAAATATTTTGATTTCTTGTTCCGATATCCACGTTGAAACCTACACATCTGTTGGATAAACCGAAATCTTTTTTACCTTGCGGATTTTCCAACAAAGGGTTTTGTGAACTTCTCCTCATCTCAAATCCATCGTCTCTAAATCTGAAATTACCTTTCGGTAGATTTAGATAATTTGAGGGTTTGCCGGTATAAAATGCAACCATCTTTGGTCCCGAATTCCTGTAATCTACGTTCAAGAAGGTCCCCCATAAATTATTGGCAAACTCTAAACTTCCTTCAGCTCTGTTTGTGGAAAGCCCTGAAACATCTTGAACATTATAAAAATTTACATAGGCCGGCAGTGGCATAACTACGAAGTTATTCTTCATTAAAATACTACTAATAAGCGTGTATACACTCATATCCATATTCAATGCACTTTTACTCAAGAAGTTTCTTAAGTCGAAAATATCAATGAATATTGTTTCTCCAATATTTCTCGACGCTCTATCCATAAACAACATGTCCTCAAACAGAGTTTTTGTTTTATAGTCAGAACCGGCAATCCATTTATCATTCAAGGCTTTAAACATTTCATAGTTTTCAACTTTACTTTGTTGTCCATCAATAACCGTTTGAATTGTTCTTTCAGGAATTTCTTGTTGTTCTGGAAGTCCGGCTTGAACCCTCCTCATTACGTCATTTAGAAATTGATTACTTAGTGCTTGTGTGTTCGAAAGGTATGTTGAAAGTGCATTTTTAAACGTAGTTGAGTTAGATGTTGTTTGATTTAATAACTTATAAGTCGCATACATTTTTATAAGAGGTGACAATAAAGTTATATTATCAACGGTAAAATCAATGTTATTATCAACAAAAAAGTCAGTAATATATGAGCCAGTATTTTTATACCTAAGTTGTGGAATAGTTGAAAAACCAACTTCTAACTCTAGCGCTAACCACTGTTGTGGATATCTACTTTTACTTTGAACCAAAGTAATGTTTCCTTTCGCTGTCGGTAATGAATTTTTTTCATAAGGACCAAAATCAATTGGTTCATCTACTTCACTTAGATAAGAAAGCCAAACTCTTCTGTCAAAAAAACTTGGATTACCAAACCTTAATAACTTATCGTATTCCATGAAAGCTTTCATGTTACCTGTGAAATTTTGTATTTGGAAGCTCGCCGTTCTGTTGAAATATTCCTCATATGTTTCGTTAGGTAGTTGTTCTTCAACAACCATTGTTGTTTTGAAAAACGCTTGGAAGTTTGTAAAAATTGCATTCGGGTCTGTTAAACTCTCCCCAATTGTTACTGAGTAACTTGGTATCTTCATGTTTTTGGAAGACCTCGAAAAATCTAAGAATTGTATTTCAAACTCATCCAAAATTTCTTTATCGAACACTGAAAACATTTCTTCGAAAGTACTATAGGTCTGTCCCGATAACAATGCAAATGGGGCTTGTGTTGTATATCCTGAATATATTTCATTTATGTAGTTTTCAACTCCAGGTTTCTTAATTTGAAACCCTTCGAAATAACCGTAGTTTGGTGATGCCCATAATAATCTAACCGAACCATTATACATGGCTTCATTTCCTGTTAAATTAACTCTAGTTTGATTTTGTGAGTCAACAACTTCAGATTGTATTTGATTGATTTGAGAACCAAATGAAGGTATAATAAAAAACCTTTTTCCCGTAATTTTATCTTTGACACACTCATTAACAACTTCGTTGGTTTCGATTTGTGCGGGTAGTACTACTGAAAATGTTTGAAGATTTAAATTTTTAGTATTTTGAGTCACACCATATAAATTAGCTTCGTCGAGTGTGAAAACTCTCATTCCATTGGCAATAGATGTTTGGATTTCAGTATTTGAATACGAAGAATATAAATCGTTACCATTGTAGAAATAGTTGAAATCATTAATCAACTTAGGATAGAAACCAAGTTGAATGGATATAGATGCGGTATCTTCGGTTTGAAGTATAACTTTATTTTGCTGTAACTCCCCATTAGTGTTAGGTACCAAGGTATTAAAAACATATTCTTTTGAAACAGAATTACCTATTGGGTCAAAATTGTTATTGTAGTTGAAATCTTTCCATACTGAATCAAGAATATCGACTCCCGTTTGTTTGAACTTTTTATATCTGTGCCAAATAGCACCAAATTTCAAAATCCAAGGATATGGTAGTTTGTGCACACCTGCAAACTTTTTTAGACATGCCGCAATATAATCCAAATCGTTGGTGGTATCTGCAATCTCAGATTTAAACCTTTCTCTGAGTGATGCTAAAGGTAAAGAATTTAAAAACAGATACGCCGCTTGTATATAAGGATATTCGTTTCTGTTTTTTTCCTCCTGTACCCCCGATTGAATCGCATTTACAAAGTATGGTGTGTTTAATATAGACGTTGTTGTTTGTCCTGTATAATTAGGATTTGGCGAATATGACTGTAAATAACCTTCGGTTGGGATTTTAGGTTCTCTTGTTTTATAGAAATCGACTAATGTGTTGGTTGTAAGTTCTATTGATGGGTTGTTTACACTAAGGTAGAAAAAGTTTGTTACAGGTCTATTGATTGAATAATTTGTAAGTTCTTCAAAGTTTGATATGACTGTCGAACTAGGAAAAACCTTTAGGACTTTATTTGTATTGTATACTGCCTGACCAACGCTTTTATCTGATGAACTTAAATTATCTGAACACCATCTTGTATCAACAAAAGGATAAGTGTCAATAATTTGTGGTGTGTTGACTGCAGATTTTGCCAGTGTTTCTAAACCTGAAGAGACAACAGACAAAGACGGTCTTCTACCTATTTCATTTAAATTCAAAATTGAATTTGAAAATTCCGTCATTTCTTTCAAATAAGGTGTTACGTAAAATCCTTTGATGAAATCTTGATATGCTTTACCCGTTCCTAAGTTCGATATGTTATATAAAACAGATTGGTAGTTGGCTGAATTAAGGTTATAATTTTTCAATTTAGTTACAAGATACGGTGAACTAAGTCCCAAACTTGTAATCAAATTACTACCCTCAACCTCCAAATTATATTTGTTTATTTCATCAAACAAGTTTTGAGTTGTAACTATTCTACCAAAGTTATTGTAGTATGCAGAAACAAATTGTCTTTCCCAAATCTCATAGAAAAATTTAATCTCTTCTTTATTTGAATAAGCAATACCCGTATTTGGAAATTCTAAAGGAACATAATTTATAATGTTTGTTTCCGCAGAATTATCCAAAGGTTGTGGTGCCAAAGGTGCTTGGAATTTTTGGGTCAATCCCTTCATGTATTCCTCAACAAACTCAACTTCGGGCCATTTTTCATATAGATAGGCTTTAGTTAAATTAACAACGCTCGGGTCACCCAAATACTTAAGTTGAAATCTACCTTTCTTATCTTCAGGAGTTTCAACAAAAAATTGTGGCCAAGGGTATACGGGAATTTGAGCCAACGCCAACCCGTTGTTCGGGTCGTTCTGAGCATTTGCCGCAATTTCTACATCATCAACCTTATCTGAACTTGGTACAGAACTATTGTTATTTAGAATCGCATTTTTTCTAATTGGGTCATATTTTACATCCCAAGCCTTTGTATGACAATCATCTAATAACCTTATGAATCCTTCGGCGGATGCCATTATAACCGCCATGATGCTTCTGACATTCGGAGTGAATCCAAGTCCTGTTGCAGTATCTTCAATCTTTCTTGCTAATTCAGCAGATATAATAGCTTCGAGTTCTTGAAGTTTTTTACTTGCTTCAGCTTGCATCACATAGATAGTAGGTTCGAACGCCAAATTTGGTTTACCCTCAAACAAGAAAAAAGGAAAATAATAAACTTTTCTGTTTATAACCACACCTTCTTCATTGGTTTCATCTTTATATTCGAAGAGTGGAAATTGCGCTTTGGCTTTAATAATATCTACAACTGTTGGTTCCAAGGTTTCATATTGTTGTTGTGCGGTTTCAATCCAATCAACTTTTTCATCCTCCAAAGTAACAACAATCATTTTTTCGTTAATTGGGTTTGTAATTGGGAATGTTCCCTTAGAACCTAACGTTGGGTTACCTGATAATTCTGCGTTTCTTAATAAAATTATATCTTTTAGTTTCGATAAAGCCGTGACTTGTGTATCATTATTTATTTTTTTAAAGGCATAAACATACCTACCATCTTTTAAGACGATTGGTCTGGGATTACAATACTGACCAAACCAAGAATTTGTACCACCCCTAACCTCCTCCAAATAAGATTCTAAACTTTTTTTATAATTTCTAATATTAGTAAGAGGTGTAATATTTGCTTTAGGGTAAGATTCTGCGATTTGTTTTTCGAAGTTCTCCAACTTATTCATTAATTGATAAATCGTAAGTTCTGGAAAGTTTCTTGGTATTAATCCTTTGGCCTTATATTCACTATAAACCTCTACAATTTTTTGATACCCTTTTTCTGTAACAAGTTGTGTATTAACATTTATCGTACTTGTAGTCCCCCTTGCAGTGTTGGGGTCAATTGAAGCTAGTTTACTTCCTTGTGAACTGTCTCCTTCTGTTGGGCTTTTTGTTACGTTAAATCTTGTTGCATACATGTGTGGGGCAGCCAAAAGGTGTCCCATAGGTAGTTCATTGAGGATATTAAACTTATATCCGACAAACTCTAACTCAATTGAATAGTTACCACTATAAGAGTTAAACCTCGCATTAAATTTCAATAAATTCAATTGGTACCTTATAGCCTGACCATAATATCCTTTTAGTGTTAAATAAAACACGGGATAGGGTAGGTTGAAAAAGGCGGCATAAGGTGAATTTTGTCCTAACTCAAAAAGAGCCTTTCCTTGAACATCTTCCAAACTTATAGTAACACTTGGAATAAATGATGTTCCTGTTCTAATATTGATTGCTGTTATTCCTAATAATCCGTTATCTTCAACATTTTCGGGATTAGCCACGGTATTTTGAATGTACGGTTTTGAACCGTCTTTTGGAATTTGTGGAATTTCTAATTTTTGATTCTTACCCTTACCTGAAGTAGTATCTCTACCTGTCAGTTCATCATAGTATCCGGTCCCCAAGTAATTACCTTCAGAGGGTTTTAGAAAATTAATTTTACCAACAGAAATAGTTCTTATTCGGTCTTCACTAGTACCGCCAACAGCTAATTTAGTACGTGGTAACATCTCAGCCTCAAGGTTGACATACATAACCAAATTCTCATGGTCAACTAATCTCTCGGCAATTACACCAAAATCATCAACTGTTTTGTTTGGGTCAACAACGATGATGTTATTGTAATCGAATTCTACTAATATGTTTCCACTGTTGTCTGCCGTAAGGTTACCTGCCATAATAATAAAAATGATTTTCTAATGCCGCTTTATAATCCTGTAATGATGGTATAAGCGGAAATGGAATAATCAAGACAGCACCGTCATAAATTGTATTTTCCAAACCACCAAATTGTGGATTAGCTTGTAATATTAACCAGTTAAAATATGGAGCACCATAAAATTCTTGTGAAACCTTATCTAACCTACTCCTACCAACTTTATATATATAGGTTTGGTCACTTGGCTTTTGAGGTAAACTAACATAAGGAACAATAGTTTGTTCTCCATTAATAAGAAACTCAGAATATCTGTTATAATAAGGATAACCCATTAGTTAAGCTTTATCATTGAAACATAAGCGTCGTTTATGTCGGATTCAATATTCCAACTCTTTTTCTCCGTGCTTGGGTTGTTTGTTGTTCCAAGTGACTGAACCATTTTCTTAATTCCATTATATTTTTGTGTTGTAGTGTCTGACAGTAACTCATAGTTCAGAACTCTTTCTTTTGATGGGAATGGTGTATAGTTAATAAAATTCTTAAGTGTTGAATCTGACATTTTTTTAATCATGTCTTTTGCAATTCTATTTTCTTCTTCAAATTTTGGTTTGGCAATAGTTAACCAATAACTGTCAAACTCACCGTCCAAGTCAGTATTACCTGAGTCCAAAATATTCTTGTTGGATTTTATATTAGCAATTATTGCGTTTTTAAAAGTTTGATATTTGTTGGTATCCAAAATCATTTCTGAAAGTATAACATACTGTCTCCTAAAAGAATCTATTGTAAAGTAATCATCTGTACTAAAAGGTATAAAAACTCTATCTTTAATTACATTGTAGTCCGTCACACCATTCTGACCCCAAACTAAATACCCACTATAATTTTTACTTCCAACAGGAAAATCAAATTCTTCAGTCACCTTAGAATAGAATTCGGTTAGACCACTAGATATAATCTCTAAGTCACCATATAATTCATCATATGTATTAGAATATCCACTTCCTTTGTATACGTTTGTTGTTCCTGAAATCTCATAAGCTTTAACATTCCCATTTGCTTGTTGGAGCCCGTCGGAACCGGTGGTGGTTGTTTCTTGGTATAATATAACGTTTGTTCTACTTAAGTACTGAATGAATGTCTGTTGTTGATTTGTTATCTCTTGTATCACTTGTGTCAAACTATTTTGGAAGGTATTCTTTCTTCCTTTAACAAAGGTTTCCATGTTGTTTTTCAACTCTCTAATAACTTTTGGATTAAAGTTTTTGTTAGGAGATTTCATGAATTTAATGAATCTGTCCATTTCCCCATCATTATTACTTTTGATATCGGAAATATAATCATTGAATATTTTGTTGATTTTTGTTTCCAACTTTTCTGGCTTTCCAACCAACTGTGTATTTTGATTCGTTGATTGTGTAGCTAACATTGTTCCGTCAGTATAATTTCTGTCCGTGGTCCAAAGTTGTAGAATTCCATTGTTATACAGGTCAACAATTTGTGTACTTTTGTTAACAATATTTTGGAAATATGTTTGTGATTGTTCAACAACTTTATCCATGAACTCCTTGTATGAAATTGTACCTGTTTCAGTTGTTTCTGTTTTTATATTTGTAAGGATGTTTCCAATAGTGTTATTATTACTCAAACCATTAGTCGCTCCTGCTTGGTTAACTGTTGGCCTCGGTGGCTGTGCTCCGATTGAATTTAAGAAGTTCTTGTCAAGTACTTTGAAACTTTCATCTGTTGCATCTGCTCTGTCATCATATACTTCAGTATTGGCATAGTAGTTGAATGTCAAGGCGTTTTGTAACTTATCAACCGCTTGTTTAAGACCACTACCACCAACAAAATTGAACGATAGGGTAACATTTGCAATCATTGGTTGTACTCCGATTCCTTCAGGATTAATATCCAAATCTTCATAAGTAAATGATAAACTTGTTGGTATAATCTTGGTATGATAGAAATCTCCAACTCTCAAAACTAAAACCGGTGGTGAACCAAAAGCGGTATTAATCGCGTTGTTGTATTCCAATTCAGGTTTAGATTGTGGTGTTGATTGTTTTACCGTTGGTATTGTATCTCCAGGTCTCATACATTGTTGTAAGAACGTCAACCTAGAGTTCAATCCTTCAGGTGTCATTGAGTGGAATGCCGGTTGGAAGAATTTAAGTTTATCTTTAAGATTATCATAAACCATGGGAGTATTTTCTTTGATTGTCTCAAAGTAATCACACTCGGAAAGAAGTCCCCTAAGAACTCTCTTGGTTATATTATCTTTTTCAACCCACGTTGTTTCCAATTGTGTTTGACCAAGAGGTTTTGGTGAAACTGTTCCTGTTAATACACCCTTAGGTTGTTCTTGAGCAACATCTCCTTTAGGTACAGGAGGAGCCTGAGTGAGAGTTTGTTCAACCTTAGATATGAAAGCTCTTCTACAAGCCATAGCACCTATTGTGAAAACTTCTTTAGGACCCATCACATCACCACCCTTAACTTGTAAAGCCCCGGTTAAGTTCTTATCACTACAATTGAAACTTTGCCCCCAAGGACTAAAATCGTTAAGCGTAAAAGGTCCGCTTTCCTTCGCCGCCGCTTGCGGAGTTGAACTTGTTACTTCCCCAAATGGTGTTCCCGCTTTCACAACTAATCTCTGAGGAGAACTTGTAACGTATTTTGTAAGAGCAGAATCTTTTGTAAAGTATTCAATCATTGATGTAATTCTTCTCTCAGACAATTTTTTGTTATATTCCTCTGTTTGAGGTGCCGAGCAACTAGAGTCAATTATCAGTGAAACTGTACCATTTGGATTTTGTTCCAGTGTTTGGGCTAATTCTATTTTGAATTGATTTAACGCTTGGTAACTTGCATTTACCGCTTTATCAAAGAATGGACTTGTAGATGTATCTTTTTGTGCATAAACGGATTTTTGTCCATAGTAGTTTCCAAACAAAGTTGTATAATCTAAAGTTCCTGACGCTTGAGGAAAATCATTATCAAAGAACAAGTTCATGTTTTGAACTTTTGTCCAATCGATTGTTGTGTTTGCCTGAGGTGTTGATTGTTTAGTTTCCTCTCTTGTTCCTTCTACACCACTTTGTTGTGATTTTACAGCAGCACCCAACTGTTCTTTTGACATCTCTTTCGAAGTTATGATTTGTTGAAGTTGGTATAAATCTTGGGGGTTGATAGTATAGTATCTTTTAGCCAGCTCATATAAATCATACTTTCTACATCCTGCAAAAAATGAATCCAAAATACTATTAACTTTTACCGCGTTAGATTCCTTTGATAGTACTTTGTTTACAATCATATTCAAAACTGAAGGATGGTCCACAACAATTTTCCAAGAAATACTTCCGGTTCTGTTGGTGTTACTGTAAGTATAAATTGGCTCGGGTCTTCCAATGAAATCATTACCTTTCCAGTTTGCAGATATATTTTCATTGAAAGTTAATCCATATGGTGGGAACCACATTACTCTTCCCCCATTTGGTCCTCTCTCACACATTGGCAAATCGTTCACAGTATATCCTGGAGTACTTGATGTTCTCCATGCTAAATTTTCTAATGAGAACATATACTTTTTAGCGTACCCTGCATTTCCAGTTCCTATTAAATTTGAAGAATCTTGGCCACCTTCTCTTTTGTTTGGAGCAATATTAAGATTATATGTTTTATCCAATACAGAATAAGAAAACTTTCTTCCTTCTGTTGTCATTCCATCTGTTTTCTGTAAATCATTATATTGTAGATATGGTACGTCTTTAGCAAATACCCTACAATACTCAGTTCCAACTTCGTTACCAAAACTTCCTACATAAGATAAAACTCTCGAACCCTTGGTCATTTCTTTATATCCATCATGGAAAACTTTACTGACTTGGTCAATAGCATTTCCGACATGTTGTAATCTCTTACCTCCTTGTGGTTGGCTTTCAATTATTCTTTGTGTGTCATCTAAAATAGAACCCTCTCTAAACTCTCTATTTGTAGATTCTGTTGAGTTGTATGAAGATGGTTTAAAATCCTCGTCAATGTTAGTAACATCCCCTCCAATTCCTACTTTCTTTCCCGCGTTACCTCTATACTTTGGTGATACCCATGTGAAACCTCCTTCAATACCTCCACCATTACTGTAAGTTGGACCGTTTGCACCTAATCTAACCTCTTGACTTGGCCCTTCGTATAATTGAGCAAGTTCGGAAGGTCCATATACAGGTGATTGTTGTTCTACACCAAACTCGTTGACAGGGATTTGTCCTTCAGGTGAGAATACTTTCGATGGGTCTGATGTGTTAGAACCAACGTAAAAATTACTGTTGTTTGTTGTTGAACCAGCAATAACCCCACCTACTCTATCAAACAAGGTTCTATCGAAACTCGGCTTATATTTGTTGTAATCAATGTTACCAAACAATCTCGACTTTTGTCCCCCTCCCATGTTGTTATACATGATTTGAGAACCCGTTTTGTTTGCACCTAATAATCTTGTGAAAAACTTACCAGTGTCACTTCTTTTAAATGCGTTCTGAAGTTGTTGTATGGTTGTTGGTTGTCCCTGATTTACAGATGTATCCCAATATGAACCAGGTATTGGGGAAACAGGTATATAACTTCCGGCTAATCTTAAGGCAAAATCAGTTGCGGCTACAATTGGATTTGCGGGTATTGTAATTTGATAATTAGGTTCAATTAATGGAACTCTACCAGTAACTAAATTTAATATATCAGTACCACTTCTTACATTGAATACGTTAGCCCTTCCTACAGTTTCCCTTCTAATTTGAGTTGCTATTCTATCTAAAAACAACTTTTTAAGGTTCGAAGCACCAAATCTTTGTATGAAAGAGTCGGAACTTAGTAGTCCGTTACTTCCTTGTGGGTCTGGATTCAATAAAATTGAAACGGGTCCGTATGATGAAGGTACGAACTGAAGTGGTTGGTATGGGTTTCCATTTGGTAATCTGTCTTGGTCAACTCGAACTGTTTCTAATGTACTTATTACCTCACTACTATCTAAAAAATTCTGGCCGGCATATGCATTGAGTGGTTGCCACGCGGGTGCGATTCCAGGAAATCCTTTTTGTGCTGCAATTAAACTTTCGTCAACTAAATTAGCATCTTGATACCCATACTCCCCTTCGTTGGACTTTGAGTTTAGTAAAGCAGATGGGTCAGGAACTTGTTTATATCCACCATCGGCACCATATTGATTTAATGGATAAAGTTTGTTAGCTAAAGATGGGTCATCTATTAAACCATCGGGCGAATCTGTTACTGCTAAATCTGACTGAATATACTCGAAATTGATTGGAGGCGTAGTTCTTCTCGGAGATTTAGGATAAGGTGCTAAATTTCTAGTTATGATTTTTTTTCTAAACGCTTCTGAACTCGCAAAATCGAGGGTTGTACTCATCAACTATTTTCTATATAAATAGGTTAAGTGAAATTTTTTGAAAGAATTAATCATCATCGTTTTTTTCCCAACTCAAGGTCCTTTTGTTGAACATACTTATATATCGTTTCTTTGAATTCTTCGGTATTCAAATAAGTTTCGAGTTGTTGTTTTGATACACCTGGAGGTGCGTCTACGACAAATCTTACTGTACCGGTATAATCAATCGTCTTCTTTTCCTCTGTTATATTTACACTGTTCTGAGGAATTGTCACTGATTGAAGTTGTCTTTGTTGTTCACTAAATAAAATTGATTGTGGAGAAACTTGATATGTTGTAGGTGTCTGTGGTTGTGTTGCCGAAATTCGTGATGCTGTTGCAGTAACAGGTGTGTTTGCTCTTACAAATTCCTGTAATTTTTCTGTAAGGGAACCGAAGTTCTTACCAACAAATGAAGCATCCTTTAATTGTTCTTTGTCTTTGGCTATTTTATCAAGAGCTCTTGCTGCAATCCCATATAAAGTACCTCCAGCACCTTTCATAGATTCTTTCAATTCTAACCCAAGTTGTTTGATTGCCTCAACAGGGTTAGCTCCTTTATTTATTATAGCATCTGCAGTTGTACCAAGTTTGGTTGTAATATCTTCAAGTCCTGTTCTAAACAAATCGGTTCTAGCTAAACCACCGCTAACGGCCCCTGAAGTAATTGTTGCAGCCTTACCTAACTCAGCCAAATTTTCTCTTACTATTCTAACTGAAGCAATTCCATTATAATATGCTTTGGATATTGATTCTAAGGAAGCCCTTGCAGCGTCGGATGATTTGAGTTGTGCTCTTGCAATATCCTCAACAGTTTTTGGTGCTTCTTTTTGTTGTTTAATTAAATCATCAAATTCTGTTTGTGTTAAATCTGTAAGTTTCTTTTCAATACCACTATCTAACTTAATCGTATACTCACCCTTTTCATTCATTGCCCCCAAGTTGGCCAAGTATTGTTTGTCCTCTTCACTACCGAATTTTATTTGTGGTGAAATTTGTGATAATCTTTTATCAAGTTCTGCGGCAGCTAAAGACGTTTTGGCTAAATTATCGTAACTTATTCCAGTTTCCTTATGCAATTCTTTCATTGTAAGAATACCTTGTGGACTTATTTTAAATGACTTAGTTTTTTCATCAAAATAACTAAATTGTTTAGTCATGTTGATTAAGGATTCTTGTAATGCTCCAGGGTCGTTAATTGATGCGTTCATAAGTGCAAATGGGTCCGCCAAAGCACCTGCTGCCACACCCAATCTTTGTAAACCTGCAGCCATTTGTATCGCACCTTCAGGGTCTTGTACTTTGTTTGCAAACTCAAGAGCGTCCGCCATGTTAAACCTAACCATCGCAGCCTGAGCCGCCATTTTAGTTAGTCCTTGAATACCATTACTGAAATTAAACTTGTTTAGTTCTGACATATTATTCAGAACCGTACCCATAATTTGTTTGGTATTCAAACCAAGGTTTTGTACTTGAATCACAGCTTCGCTGGCTTCCGGCCCTATTCTTGCCGCTTGATATCCTGCATCTGCAAAACTTTTAACTAGATTATCCGCATCTTCACCTAAAACTTTTGATGTCGCATATAGTTGTGAAAGTACGTCTTCTGTAACCGTCACATTTCTTTGAAGGGTTTCCGCAACCGCTCTCATTGTTTCGAAGGTTGCTGAGATATTACCTCCCAATCTTATGATTCTTGGTTCAGCATCTGCAACAGTTTGCATCAACTCAGATATCCTCTGTTTGGATTGCCCAAAAACATTATTGAGTTGTCTACCATACTCAGTCATGTTGGCAATCGCATTCCTTAGCTCTGTTCCACTGAAAGGGTTTGCCTTGCCGAGGGTTTCCTTGAGAAAATCTTCACTTGATTGTTGTCCTGCGTCTTGCATTCAAAATGATTTAAATATAAATAGAAGAAGGACTGTTTTTTCAGTCCTTCTTATTAGTTTCTAACCACTTGTCTAATAGATATTTTCTAACAAACAAGGGCATTTCGTTAAAATCTTGCCATGTTATCTTGAGTAGTGTATTCAAATAGAAAAACTCATCAAGTTGTCCTTTTCTATAGTCCGAAGAAAGGGCGAAAAAACTCACCCCCAAAACCAACGTTGACAGTTAGTTTTTCTCCTGATGGGGTAGTTACTTCTCTTCTCATGTCCAATCTAGGTTCATTTTCATCTAAGAATCTTCTGATGTGTTTAGAGTCCAAGATTGGCATGGCCTCAATAAACTTCGCAATTTCTCCTTTGTTTGTCTCTCCGTCTACTTCAATTATCTCCTTTTGTAATCTCCAAGTAACCGATGGAACAACTCTACCCTTCGGATATGTTTCTTCCATTTTTCTTAAATCAATAATATCCCCATATGTTAGAGGTTTAACTTTTACAAATTTTCCACTTCTTGGTAGTGTCGTTGTAAATGTTCCGTCATCATTTGGTTCATCCCCTTTTCGTATGTTCAATTCATCCAACATAACAGTTGTTGAAAAGGATTTCCCTGTCTTTGGGTCAATTGCATTAACATTAATTTCGGGGCCAAATGATGTGTTTCTTAAGAACACTAAAATGGCTTCAACGTCTCCTTCCATTAAGTCCTCGATTCTAATGTCCGGTTCAAATATCTTGTTTCTTAATAAATTTGTTGTAATATCAGTTCCTCCTGCCATTAGAATATTTTCGTCCGATGCAGTTAGGTATCCAACTTTTAATGTTTTTTTCTTGTTTTTGTAGAATACACCTTGTGATGGTAGAGGTACAACATCATGTGGAATTGTTAAATTTTGTTGTCCGTATTCTCTAGCTTGATTTTCCATATAAAAAAATAACCGTAAAGTTTATGTCTTTACGGTTAAATATAAAAAGTATTGATTTTTTATAAAGGGTATTAGTAAACTAATACACAACGGTCCATTCTAAGAGAAGCTGTAATATCCGCTAAAGCGTCTGCAGCATAACTCAAAGAACCAAAGTTAACGTCTGTTAAGAATGTTCCGTAGAGAATCCATTTTTCTACAACCACACCTGTTGGGTCCAACATCTCGAGGTCGATGTCTTTTTTATAACCCGCAGCATATCCCATACGACCTGTTACGGATTCAGCGTGAAGACGAACCCACTCCATAAGTGCCTGAGCAGCAGATGGTCCGATTGGGTCTCTAAATTTAACAGAGATTGGGTCCCAGTTAAATCTTCCAGCAACGAATGTTGACGTGTTGAGGAACTGTATTTCTGTTGCACCTATTTTGATTGATGGTCTTGCCGCTGTTTCAACAAACCACTCATTGATACCTAAATTAGAAGGGAATCTCAAAATAAATCTATTCTGACGCTTCGGTTCGTACGGTATCGGCATTTTCATTAGTAAATCCGCCATATATTAAAATTTTTTGTTTCTTTGTTTATATTCCTATAAATATAGGGTGTTGAAAAATATTTCTATTTACTTTGTTTTTGAAACATTTATTTATTTTCTTAATTCCTTT